CATCTATTGCAAATATAGTTTGATCATTGGGACCAATCACTTTGCTATACTCTTGCCACCATTGTGCGTTTCGTAAGCTGCCATTGGTGTACACATGCAGTTTACAGTTTGAGTTAACTGTTTTAACATATCGAAATATTTCCAAACAATCGTGAGCCATTAGCGGGTCGCCAAGATTCCCACACACAAAGATATCAGTCAATTGTTGTAAAAATCTCTCACTAAACCAAATTTTAAACTGCTCTAGTGATATCTCAACATTGTATACGTTGGGACCATCTGGGCCTCCAAATATATTTCTGGGACACATAGGACAACTGGCCTGACATTTATCAGTTAATTCTAAGTGTATGCTAATAATACTGTCAGGAAATATCTTTTTTTGCAATTATCATGTACCTTGTATAAAGTTGTAATTTTAACGTTCCCTTAAATAATATATTATCTAAACGAGATTGCGCTATAAATTCTTCTAGTGTTTGTGCTATACGTATATGTTCATCAATTTCATAGTCATTGCTTTGAACCACTATGAGAGCGTTATTGGGAACACGTGACAACCAAGTATCATATTGTTCCTGAGTTAAATGCTCACAACTGGTATTTATAATAACATCACCATGCATGGGAACTGAACACATATCACGAGTTACTGCTCTAAATCGTGCATCTTGTTCTTCGATTTTGTTCATCATGGTAGCGATAGGTTCGCACTCGGGGTCAATGTCTACGCTACAAATATACTTGATGGGCAATCCACTACAAAATAACAAACTGGCTAAAACTCCGTTCCAACCACCATGTATATCTATTCTGGATTCTTTTTCTATAAAGGGCTTGAGCCGTTCTATCAGCCACTCTTTACTTTTAACCTGTCCCGACCAAAAGCAATCAAGTGTGCGTATGGGATCGGGGCTTATCCGCACCGCATTCATCCAATAGTGTAAGTGTTCGGTATCAATGTTCATTTGTATTCTTTGCTATAGTGTCTGCTAGAAGTAAGTGGAATTCAGCACCGGGATGTGCATTGTCTAGCGCCTTCTTTGAGCGATCTTGTAATTGAAAACAATTAATATCTAGCACGGGTGTTGTGACAAAATTTGGTTTATACTTATTCATTTTAATATATTCCATATTTAAATGATATTGTTTGATATTTTTTATTTTTAAATATAATTCCGCATGCTGAATATATAACCAACTGCGGGTCAAGATATCAGTTTCGGGATGTATGCTTAACCACTGTGACACAATTTTGTCATCCATCCATAGCCCCAGTCTGGTTAATTCTTGCTCACTATCAGTTGTGCTTTTTCTACCAAATATTAAATCACGATCGGGCCAAGTCCACAATGTTACCACCAAGTCTTGGGGCTTGAATTCGTAATTTAATATATTATATAATATTTCTAAATTACTGGCCCCACAAACACCTTGATTTTCAACATTGTCAATATTTATTAATTGAGCCAACAAATGTGGCCACGATTGTGTGCTATGTTTTTCACCCGGTACTTTTGCACTGATGTAACAATCAGCCAATCCCATGCCATATGTAATAGAGCATCCAAACGCAACCAATCTGTTATACAAATTGCTCTCCCAGCTTGTCAAATTTACCGCACTGCCTACTGCATTCTTGTAGGGGTTGATGAGCCCATGTGGCTTCTATTTTTTCAAAATAACCACCCTCAAATATATCACTCATTGTATTGTTGTTTAAGTTGGGAAACTGTCCTATCATGTCCATATAGTCTATACGAGTTTTTTGTTTAGGCAGAATCCATTTAAAATCTAACCAACAACAGGGACTGATAGTTCCATCGGCCGCGATATAGACTTGTTTGTGTTTTTTTGCTTTACAATTGATTTCGCTGGGAATAGCTTGAGATTCTTGAATCCTAGATATCATTCTTTTGCTTATATCGGTAGGACGAATAATATGTGTAGTCTTGCCCTCATCATCTAGCACATGCCATTTGTCTTCGCTAAAACGACTGGTGTGTTTGATTTGAAAATTACCAAAGCCCATTTGATTTGCCACTGTTCTACATTCTTCAACCTGATGCTGATTGTGTTCAAACACCAGCATGTGCCACTCGGCTACCCCACCGTGTTGTATAAATGTATTAGCGTTCTCTATGATTTTGTTATAGTCTGTGCTTACACGATATAAACTGTGAGTATCTGCCAGCCCATCAATACCAAACGTAACTCTAACATTCAATTCTGCCAATTGTTGCCAAAATCGAGTTGAACGTGCTGATCCATTGGTGTGCATACTTAATCGAATATTTGAATTGCTTTCTCTTAGATAACTGTATATCTCTATGCAATCTTGTGCAATGATGGGATCGCCTAGGTTACCACACATAAATAAACTATCCAATTGCTTGATAAAATCTATGCTGAACCACTTTTTAAAAGTTGCTATATCAATTTCGGTAGGATCAAAGAGTGGATTCATGGGCCCGCCATTAATTCTTCTAGGACACATGGGGCATCGTGCTTGACACTTGCTGGTCAGTTCTAGGTGAATATCTCGAATATCTGTTAATTTATACATTTTGGTATCTTGCTATCTGCACTACTAACGCAACTGGGCGTAATGCATACTTTGGGTCTGTCATACAACATGAATCCTCCCGTAAGAGATCCCAGTATATCATCTCGGCAACTATAAGCACGTTTCACTAAGTCTCCCCTTATTATAACACTTTGATAGCCACTGTTGCAAGCCCATCCCGTAAATTTATTAAAATTAAAACTGTTAAAGCGTTCGGCTTGATCCATAAAATACACATTGTTATCTTTATCCATTAGTCTAATTTGATATACTTCTTGTTCTTCATACCGTTGTTTGAATCCCTCTCTGAGAGCTTCTTGCATATTTAAATCATAGCCATCTATGATTTTACTAGCAGTAGGGTCGCTTTGGGGCTTTAGCGTTACATTGATTCCCTTTTGATAAAATCTTTCACAACGAGCATACAGTTCCCAAAATTGTGCGGGAACCATGACCTGATTGATAGTTACTGCTACCGTGTCATCTTGCAGTTGTAAACATTTATTAACAAATTCATCTTCACGTGCAAACTCACTATGATAGCTGGCAGTAATACTACGGCGTTGAAGTAAGCTGGTTACATTTGCAAAACGTCGCCACCATTCTGTTCCCGGACTTAGATTTGTAGTCATATGTATGCTTTGATAGGGAGTTGTTACTCCATCATCCAAATGCTTTACTACATCAAGCAATCGTTTGTATGCGGTGGGTTCGCCCCCTGAAAAGCTCCAATGAAAATTTGTAAATCCATTTTCTCTGGCTTGTCGCTTGATCTCATCAATGGCGTTTGTGTATACGGTATACTCAAAGTGATCAGGCTTGTCTGTACGAGCATAGGGCCAGCAATAGCTACAGTTGTAATTGCAAAATCTGCCCAATATCCAACTTACGTTAAACAGTGGACGATCTAGCATTGTTTGCTGTCCAAAGCGAACAATCTCTTTGAGGGGGATATCGGTAAATTTATAACTGGTATTCATTGTCTAAAAATTCTTGTGTACTACGGAGTGGCGGGTCGTTATCTTTTTTATACTGTGTGCTGGCGTCTATTGAAAGTATGTTTTGTATGTTATTGTCATGGGTGTGTGCACGGATGATTTTGCCAAACTGATTACACACCTCAACCAATTGGTCTTCGTGTGGATGAAGTCTAACAATATCGTCATAGATTTTTTCGATATCGTATACTTCTTTTATAACTCTTTCACGATCTTTAAGCAATTGCATCAATGAATATCTGCTACCCAACATTGCATATATACCCACCTCATGATCCATGCCTACATGCATCCATCGCCATAACCTATCTAGATTTTTATAATCAATATCTTTGTATAGTAGAGTATTGAATAGTTTTATACTTTCACGATATCCTGCACGAAATGCCTGATATGCAGTGGCAACATCATGTATGGTACTGGCTGCATAGTTAAACTCTAGATAGTTTTTGTAGTCAAAATCTAGTTCGTGTTTACCTTCCTCACTATTCTCATGCGTTTTTATATTCAATAATATCTCAACAGGCCAGTTCTTTATGCCACCATTGCCATACTTGTTGCCATTAATTCTGTTAAGTGCGCTAAAACTGAATACACGATTATGGGGCGCAGCAGAATCTCGAATAGTCCATGTGTATGTAAAAAACTTTGGATCTACTACATTGTCTCCATCTATGATAGTAACTCTGTTAGTTTCTGCTAAACGGGCGCATTCTTTGTGTGCAGTATCTATTCCCTTGACACCATGCACACGTTTGATATTGGGAAAAATATCTTGGGCATGATCGTATAGAGTCTCACAATTGGGTTCGTCATAACTGAGAAAAACAGTTGTGTACTTTTCGGGTTTAAATATCATTAGGTATTTATTTCAATAAATATCACATGTTATATATTTTAAACAGACCTCCACATGATGACCATGCGTTTAGTTTGTATACTGAGCTTTACAAACGTAGGAGTGAGTTTGGATTATCAAAGGCAAAATTTATATACATGTGGACCAATCTATTAGGTACCCCCGATCAAATTGTTACCAACGACAACATAGAACAAATAATACATAAGCAAAATAGCTATATAAAACTTTACTTTAGATACAATGGTAAAGATATAGCAGGTACTAACCGTTATCTTAATACTAAACCAAATGCATTTGATAGTTTTTGCGAAAAGTATAAACAATACATATCCAACCCCGAATCACTACGCACAGAGTTTTATAACTTTTATGATATCTATCATAGAAATGCAATGAATACTACACTATATGAAGAAAAGATACAAAAGATTGTGGAAGCAAATGATAGTATAGTATTGTTTGTAAAAGATCATTTTAGAATAGACACGCATAAGTCTTGGATTAAGCCCGTTCCCGAGTTAAGCGAGTACTTTAATAACTTGTGTGAATACTATCCCAACAAACAGTTTGTTATTGTAACCAGTTTAGAAAATCTACAATTTGAAATTACAGCTTTAAATTGCAAGATTATTCCCATGGGAGGAGACATTACCAATCAACACACCCGCTATAGTGAATACACTATATGTAGTGATAAAAATATGTCTAGCACAAGACCCTATATATCGCTGAATCGTGGGGTACGGAATCACAGAACATATTTGGTAAGTGCATTGTGTGCACATGAACTTCGCAAAATGGGGTACACTAGCTATTTGGGTTTTGATAACGATTCTGCCAGCGCTGACCTGAATAAAGTTATAAAGTATGATTGGGAGCAAGATGAGCACTACGAGTTAACCAATCTAGGTTACGCTGAGTTTCAGTACATGTTTAATCACAAACAAGATGAATATGAAATTTATCCCAATAGTGCCAACGACAACGTTACCAACTATAACCAACTACTGCTTTCACGATACCATGATAGCTTTGTTGAATTTGTTAGTGATACCAGCTATAATGAAGCCAGCTTTAACATAACTGAAAAACTATCTCATAGTGTATTTGCTATGAATTTTCCCTTGATAGTATCAAGCCCCGGTTATGTAAACTGTCTCAGAGAATTGGGTATGGATATGTTTGATGATGTTATTAATCATTCTTATGATTTGGAACTAAATAAAACAAAAAGAATACATAAGTTGATAACGGATAATTTGGAACTGTTATCAACCGATAAAAGTATCAGTTTGCACACTCAATATAAAAACAGATTGATGAGCAATATAGATTTTATACAGAACAAATTGTGTTCTGTGTACTCAACAAGATTTTGGAGCATGATTTGAATTACCATTTGTTTATTCGCCCTACCCTATACGATGATCGTTTGCAAGAAATGATTGGAAATTATTTAAAAACCAATATTTCTAACCATATTCAACACAAAGATTTAGTTACTTGGTTTAGCCTAGAACCAAGAAAATTAACTTCTATATCTGATATAGATACTTTTTTTGATTTAAAAGATAATGCTGAATTGAAAACAGTGGCTCTGGTAATGAACCCATATATTCGTGTATTCTTGTCATATATCATTTATATGAATTTTTATATTTTAAAGACAGATATACCATTAGAGCAACTGGCTGAGCATGTTAAGAAAAATCTTCAACCCATAAACTTAGATGATTTAGAAAAAAACTCGAATGCATTCAAAACAGACCCCACTGTACTATCTTCTACCAATCAAGTAGACTTGTATGAATCATCCGAATTTAAACCCGATATCTATTTGCGTTTTGAGTCAATTGCAGAGGATTTAA